ACGCGCTGCTCGACGCCATCAAGCCGGTCCTGCTCGACCACGACCTCGCTCTGATCCAGACGCTCGTCAGCCAGGAGGGCAAGGTCGGCGTCTCGACCGCCTTCCTGCACAGCTCCGGCGAACGCTTTGAGTTCGGCACCCTGCTCGTCAAGGCCGAGGGACTGACCGCCCAGCAGATCGGCGGAGCCATCACCTACATCCGCCGCCAGTCCATCCAGACCGCGTGCGGCATCTCGGTCGATCTCGACGACGACGGCGCCGTGGCCTCTGGCTTCCGTTCTGCGGCCTCCGCACCTTCCGCCCCTGCCTTCTCCCCCACCCCCCGCCCGCTGACCAAATGAGCAAGCCTGACTTCGACCCCTTCGACCCGGTGAACGCCGCCATGCGTCACCTCCACAACCAGAACCTCGCGTCGGCTGCCGAAGCCCGCGCCGAAGCTCAGGCCAAGACCATCTCCGAGATGCGCTACGCTGGCAACGAACTCGCCCGCGTCCTCGACGACATCATGCAGTCTGAGCTCTGCCAGTTCGACGCCATCTCGAAGGCCTGCTGCATCGCCACCATCGCCAAGTGGAACCGCGCCAAGACCGGGCAACTCTGATGGCTGACGTCCCCAAGGGCATCGAACGGATCGCGGCCACCGTCCCGAAGCAGTACGCCTTGCTCCTCTTCCTGGACGGCTTTCCCTACGTCGAGTTCACGGCCCGCAAGCACGCCGACTTCCTGACCGACCTGAACGCCTGGAAGCGCAAGACATACCCGTCCCTGTCCCGCTCCGCCGTCCGCTTCTTTACGCTTGCCCCTAATGGGGAGATAAAGGAACTTACCTTCACGCCGACCCGCTCATGACCAACCGCGAAAACATCAAGCGCCTCGTCGAGAACATCACGGGCTCGCTCGCCACCGTCCAGCACATCGCCGGACGTTATGAACAGCACGACGCCGACATCATCACGCTCTCGGACCTCAACCGCTCGGCCATCACCGAGCTCCAAGTCTTCACCGATCACATCGACACCGCTGACGAAGCCGCCCAGGTCAAGCCGCTCCATGACCGCGTCCACGTCCTCGTCGTCCAGCTGCGCGTCCTGCGGAATACGCTCGAGGCCATGGAGAACGCCGCCGAGTCCGCCCTCGAAGACGTGCGCCGCATCTCCGCCAGCGTCGAAGAAGCCAGCCCCGAAGATGACAGCCTGTGAACTCTGCAAGGGTGCGTGCTGTGAAAGCATCCTCCTGCCCATCGACGCGTCCCCGACCACGACCGAGTTCTACGCCGCCCGCGGCGAGGTCTTCATGATCGTCGGCCGCACCTTCGCCGAACTGCCTTCCCGATGCCCGCACCTCTCCGGCTCCGGCAAGTGCAAGACCTACGCCAACCGCCCGGTCGCCTGCTCCCGCTTCGCCGTGGGCTCGACCATGTGCGTGACCGCCATCCAGCGCCGTCGCCCCGATCAGGCCGACGCCATCATGGCCCTTCTTTGACCTTTCCCACCAACACCCAATAACACACCCATGCCCGACCTCATCACCGAACGCGTCATCTATGACGGCATCCAAGCGCTCAACCAATCCGGCGCGAAGGAACTGCTCAAGTCCCCCGCCCATTACCAGGCTTACCTTGCCCGCACCCGCGAGGACTCCAAGGCCCTCCGGGTCGGTACCGCGGTCCACAAGCTCGCCCTCGAAGGGCTGGACGCTTACAACGCCACGCACGCCATCGCCCCGGACGTGGACAAGCGCACGAAGGAAGGCAAGGCCGAGTGGGCCGAGTTCGTCACCGCCAACGAAGGCAAGGCCATCCTGACCGCCGAAGAGGGCGCCCTTGTCGATGCCGTGGCCAACTCTGCTGCGGCCTGCATGAAGAACAATGGCATCGTCCTGACGAAGACCGAGGTCATGTTCACCGCCTTCCTCGGCGATACCCTGGTCAAGTGCGCCATCGACGGCATCTCTGACGACGGCTACATCTACGATCTGAAGACCTGCGAAGACGCCAGCCCGCACGGCTTCCTTCAGTCCGTCCGTAAATACAAGTACGCCCTCCAGGCTTACTTCTACCGGCACGCCGTCGAGTCAGCCTACAAGTGCCGCGTCCTTGGCTTCCGCTTCATCGCCGTCGAGAAGGAGCCGCCCTACGCCCACGCGGTCTACGAGCTGGGGCCGGAACTGATGACCAACGCCGCCTTCGACTTCGAGCGCGCGCTGACCCTGTATAAGGAATGCACCGCCTCGGGCAACTGGCCCGGCTATCAGACCGAGATCACCACCATCGACATCGCCGCCAAGCCCAGCGCCGCGACTAACATCAACTTCGCCTAATATGATTCAGAACATCCTCACCGGGTTCTTCCTATTCACGGCCTGCATTTTCGCAGTCATCGCTGGTCGCCTGTTCTGGGCTTTCCACAGCAATCCCAAGAAGGAGGGCTTTGACGAAATGCCAGAACACAAGAAAGACGACCTGACGAAAACCTTTGCGGCATCCCTGTTCTTCTGGTTCCTCACCGGCTGCGCTCTGATCCTTGCTTACATCGTCTCCAAATAATACCATGACCACCGATAACAACGACCGCCCCCCGCTCACGTCCATCAGCACGAACGGCACCTACCGCCTCAAGCTCATCCGCCCCAAGGGCACCGACAAGGTCAAGGTCTGGGAAGACGGCACGTCCTCCTGCCGCCTCTTCTTCGTCGATGACAAGGGCTTCTGCCTGACCAAGTCATTCTCGTCCAAGTACGGCAAAGCCCTCGCCATGCTTGTCGGCAAGTTCTCCGGCAAGTACACGAACGAGATCAGGCTGGACGCGACCCCCGCCGAGTTCCTGGAGTACATCGCCCCCGCCTGCGGCCAGACCATCCTCGTCGGCGTGGAGGTCGAAGCGAACGGCGAGTGGCAGGGGAAGCCTCAGTATAAATACAAGATGACCTACCCCCGCGGCTCCCAGAAGCCGACCGCCCCCGAAGAGCCGCTGCCACCTGAAGGCGTTCCCTTCTAAGCCCGTGACCGAAGCACCCACGCCCATGGCCGCCCCGACGCTCGTCCTGATCGCAGGCTACGCCAGGGCGGGCAAGGACACGCTCGCCTCCGGTATCCTCGAGTGGTCTCAGCGGCCCGCCGAGCATATCAACTTCGCCGACGCCCTCAAGGAGGCCGCGAACCACTACATGGATTACCTCGGCCTTGATGGGGACTTCTTCAAGGAGGACTTCAAGGTGGATAACCGCGACTTCCTCGTCCACGCGGGCAAGTTCGCACGGCGCATGGATCGGGACGTCTTCGCCCGCCACTTCGCCAACTGGTGCCCGGTGATGAAGCACCACGACCAACCCTCCCCCGAGACGGTGGTCTGCTCCGATTGGCGCTACGTCAACGAGCTGCGCGTGTGCCAGGACATCCTCTGGGAGAAAGGCTGGAAGGTCCGCACCATCTACGTCGCCACCGCTGGGGTCGGCCCAGCCAACGACGAAGAGCTCGACAGCATCGCCGAGATACGCGCCTCCCACCTCTTCGACCAGGAGTATATCTTCAGGCCGTCCTCGCGTAACGCGATCATGACCGAAGGCCGCAACCTCGCCCGCCTATGGAAACTATGAACCCTGACACGCTGCGCTGGGCGAACAAGGTCGGCCTATCTCCCGACCGAGTGGCTTTCCTGCTGGCCTGCCCGAAGTATACCCGCACCGGACGCAACGACCGCCCCGCCTTCATCAAGGCCGAGAACCCGAACCACCACCTCCAGAAACTAGGGGACTGCTACTGGTTCCGCCTGCGTCGCCGCGGCAAGGACATCGTCGAGAACATCGCCAGCGACCTCGAGACCGCCCGCAAGCGCCGCGACGAGATGCTTGCGGCCTTCGATGCCGGCAAGCCCATTCCCTATATAAACATCCGATGAGTATCATCCGCTGGGTAGCCGCTGGAGACAACCACGGCCAATTAGTCTGTGAAGAAACGCAGGACGCATTAGCCTCGTTCATCGGCCGCTGGAAACCCCAGCTCCGCATTCACACCGGCGACTGCTTCGACTTCGGCGCCTGGAGACGCGGCGCCACCCCTGACGAGCAGGAGGAAGGCATCACCGACGACCTGAAGCACGGGAATTACTTCCTACGCAAGGTGCTCAAGCCGACGATCTTTATGCAGGGCAATCACGACATCCGCGCCGAGGAGCAAGTCCTGTCCCGCAACGGCGACCGCCGAGAGAACGCTATGCACGCCGTCCAGTCATACACCGACACGCTCCAGGCTATCGGCTGTAAGGAGTTCCACCGTTACGCCGTAAAGGGTAAGACGGCTGAAGGGGTCAACCGCTTCCGCGTCGGCAAACTCACCGGCACGCACGGATTCAAAACTGGCGTGGCCGCTACCCGCGAGACAGCCCGCACCCTAGGCCGCCCAGGGGATGTCGTGATCCATGGACACACCCACGATTTCTCCCTCTGCACGATTGAGCACCTCGAGGCCGCGATCGTCGGCGTCTCGGCCATGTGCTGCATGGACATCAATAAAGCCGACTACGCCCTGCGGCGCCTAGCGACGACCAAATGGGTCAACGGCTGGCTCCATGGGGTCATCGACGAAAAGACCGGCGACTGCAAGGTCTGGACGGCCCATCGCTTCCAAGGCAAGTTCATCTGCTCGACCGCTTACGACCTGATCTGATGAAGCCTAAGGACTACGCCGCATTGCTTATGCAGAGCCAGCCAGCCCCGCAGCAGCACTTCGCCGACGACACACCCGAAGGCTGGCACAAGACCACGGAGGTCGTTCGCCTCCTAGGCTACAAGACCCGGGCCGGAGTCTCCCTGCCGCTCGCCCGCATCGTCAAGGCGGGCTACGCCGAACAGAAGACCATCCGCCGAGGCCGCTTCATTTATCGCCTGTCGCCCAGGTTCAAGTCTTGGGCCGCCGCGAAGGACGCAGCTGAAGCCCTCGAGAAGTTCAAGGCCCCCAAGGGATGGGTGACCCTCTCCGAGTATGCCCACAAGCACCGGCGCACCGTCCGCGGCGTGCAATACCGCATCGACGGCATGGCCCTCCCTGTCCGCATCCTCCGCAACCCGCGGAGCGTCCCCTACTACCGCAAGTCCGACCTCGACCGCATCCTACGCAAAGCATCTTGACCACGGGCACCCACGCCCACAAACCCCAACCCTCTCTTCCATGATCCCGCCGAATAACGTCGCCGCGGAACGCCACCTGCTCGGCGTCCTCCTACGCGAAGCCGCCCACCTACCGGGCGACCTCCAGCCTTCCGACTTCTTTGAGCCAGCCCA